GATTTAATGGATTCCGTGCAGGAAAGAAATCTCGAAATTTTGACTCATCAGGTAGCTGCACATCGTATTCATAGCAATGGGGTATCGGCCTCAGTCTGTGAAGACTGCGACCAGCCAATCCCTGCGGCGCGGCGGGCTGCATTTCCCGGTGTCGTGCGTTGTGTGTCATGCCAAGAAATCACCGAACAACAGAAAAAACATTTCAGGAGCTAAGCATGATTCGAATTTCTGTAGGTGACAATTGGGTTGTGACGAGTGACTGCTACCAGTTCATTCTCAACAAAAAGAAAACTGTTCTTTCTGGCGATAAGAAAGGGCAGGAATATTTAGAAGCCACGGCTTACTACGCCAAAATTGACCAGTTGGTGAAAGGCTTGGTGCATTTCCATATCAGAGATTCGGATGCGACAACTCTCGCGGAGCTGGCTTGTACGATAGAGGAAATTGGAAATGCTTGCCATAACGCCTTTATGCATTCTATTAGAGATAAAGATTAATGATTAATAAATGCATCTCTTTTAAAAACCACAAGAAATCAATGATCGTTTTGGAAAGTAATGTTTTTCAAATATATCCATCGATTAGCGATAACAACGTATCGCATATCATTTTGAAAAATGGTCATTACTTTCGAGCTGAAACTATCCAAGAAGTATTCATTGATTTGAACGGCCTCTACACGGAAGCCGTCACTATGGTTTCGTCAGAGGATCATGTCCGATGAAGCTTCTGCCATCGCTTTGTTCAGATATGTATTCAACTGGCGACGGAATTCGTGATGGTCGTCGCTCTGTGGCGGGTACTTGGCCAATTCTCCCTGAGTAACACGTCTGAACGTGCTGAATTCTTGAAGCGAAGTAACACCCAATTCGCTCATTAACCCAAGTATTAAAGCCCTTTGAACTGAGAGTGAAAGCGTAAGTTCCTCGACTTGTTGTTTAAGTTCGTGAATTTCATCCATATCCATTTTTCCTCCAAAGCTATTGAATAGGCTCAAATAATATCATGAATTATGTTCGGGGGCGCATTGCCCCATCTCCTCCTCCAAAATTCGATACTGCCAACAAACCTCTTTTTGTTGGCGCATACCCTTGGAATGCTCCCCGCCCAGCAATCTCAAAAGAAAGACCTCTTACCCGTGATGAATTCCATCAGGGGCAAGATGCCTTACGTAAAATCCACGCGCTGCCATTTTTTCTAAGTGGCATTTTCTATGGCCGGTATGAATACCTAAAAGAAAGCACGGGATTATTGGCTGCTCACCGCTATCTCATCAACGTTTTTATGCCACGCATTTGGCCACGTATCGAAGTCGTACAGGCTAAATATGAGCTGATTTTAAATGGTCGAACTAACGAAATATTTACCGATGAAGCCGAGAGCTACCGCCAGCTAGCGGGTATGAATGACAAAGCGCTGAAACGTCTCGCTATGCAAATTTCATCCCGGTTGTTCACCGAATATGAAGAGCAGAGCGATCAGCTTCTAAGTCAGCACAATGGAGTTCAAGCCAAGCTATTCACCGACAGCGCACAGCAAAAAATTTATGGTGAGGTTGCCGGTGCTGCCCGCGTTTTTAATATCACGCCTATGCACTGGCAGAAATATCGCAAACGCAAACTGGATATGCGCGCTGCATTCTCCAGTGTCGCGCGGCTGGTGAATGACGAGTGGTGGATCCGGCAGTTAAAAGCGCAGCGCACGCAGTGGCGCGAATCTCTTCTGATCGCTGTAGGGGAGGTGAGTCTTCAGAAGTCTGGTTATGCCAGCAAGCAGGCCATTCGTGATGTCCGGGCTCGTCGTTTAGCGAATATGGAATATCTCAAATCCTGCGATTTAGAGAACATCGAAACCGGCGAGCGCATAGATCTCATTGATAAGGTGATGGGAAGTATCTCTAATCCTGAAATCCGTCGTATGGAGCTGATGAGCACGATTGCCGGGATTGAAAAATATGCCGCCAGTGCTGGGCATGTCGGCATGTTTATTACCATCACCACGCCTTCCAAATATCATCCAACACGTCAGGTCGGGAAGAAAGAAAAACGCCAAGTTAATTTTAACCACAAGTGGGATGAGTTGGCATTTTCACCCAAAGACGGTCAGCGTTATCTGGTAAAAATCTGGAGCAAAATGCGCACGGCGTTTAAAGATGCCGGTGTCAGGGTTTACGGTATGCGAGTTGTGGAGCCGCACCATGATGCTACACCTCACTGGCACATGATGCTGTTTTGCGAGCGCACGCAGCGTCAGGCGGCTGTAGATATCATGCGCCGTTATGCCCTGAAAGAAGACGGTCAAGAGCGCGGCGCGGAAAAGCAACGCTTTCAGTGCAAGCATATGAACAAAGGCGGTGCGGCAGGTTATATCGCCAAATACATCGCTAAAAATATTGATGGTTACGCGCTCGATGGTGAGCTGGATAACGATACGGGCAAGCCGCTATCAGAAACCGCCGCTGCGGTTACTGCATGGGCTTCTACGTGGCGTATCCCGCAATTTAAATCTATTGGCGTACCCACGATGGGTGCCTATCGTGAGCTGCGCAGATTACCGCGTGGCGTGAGCATCGCTAGCGAGTTTGACGAACTTGTTGAAGCTGCAAGAGCAGCGGCAGACAGTGGTGATTTTGCCGCATATATTTCTGCGCAGGGTGGGGCGAATGTCCCCCGCGACGAGCAAACGGTAAGAACCGCCCGCCAAGTGATTGATGAGTTGAACGAGTACGATGAGGAGATCCAGAAAGTCATCGGCGTTTATGCGCCTCATCTTGGTACTGACCTCATCCACGAAACCCGCACAACAAAATGGCGCATTGTCGCCAAGGCTGTTGAAGTTGCCGTTCATCCTTTGAATTTAATAAGCGCCTCCGGCGCGCCTCGGAGTCCTGTCAATAACTGTGGGTTAGGTGGAAAGAAAGCCGCCGCAAATGGGCGAGATAGCCAGGCTGGGAGCGCCGCTACAGCGTTCATTTCTGCCAACCAAATGGTAATTGACTGGGCCGACACTGCGGCCATGAAGGCTGTTGTGGCACGTATACGCGAGGAAACGCCGAGAGTCAGCAGTGCACAGCGCAGTTTCGATCCGACAAAAGGCCGTGATGTTGCCCCATCGGCAAGATTGACGGGAGAAGAACGGGCGCGATTGCCGGAAATAGAAAGCGAATTGATGAAACACAACATAACGGCTGAACGCTGGGAATTGGAAGCGCTGAGCCGTGGAGCGGAAATCAGCTTTGGTAATCTGGTTATGAGTTTTGAACCGATGCCGGATTGGGCTGAGTTTGAATGATGTGTATTATTTCAGACTTGATCCGAGGTAAAACATCATCAAATCTGACAGTCTGGATTGAGCGATCAACGGACACTGCTAACAGCCTTCTGAGTGGGTTATCAGGGAGCAGGTCAACGGTTTTGTGGTGCACCAAATAAATCCGGATGGGAGTAAATAAGAAACCGGGGTTTTAAATCGATTTCTTATTTTTTCAATTTACTTATCCCTACCGGTAAATATACAATTGTAGGTCTTGAATTGATTTTCTTGTGAAATAAACATCAGGAATCATGATACCTTGCGCGTCATCCATAATCTTCATGGGTATTATTGTTTTTCCAAACTCACCATAAAGGTTAGCCTGAAAAACAAGCCCGATTGATTTTATAGCCTCGAATATTTTTTTATCAATATCCTGACGAATTTTCTCATCATCCTCAGGAGCGTAACGCCTATAAATCCAATCACGCAATACAATGCGAGTTTTACTATCGATTGGAATTAATACGCCGTACAACTCATCCTGATTTATGAGTCCGGGGAATTCAACATTGAACCCAGCTAACAAAAGAAAATGGTACAATTTCAAAGATGCTTGGTAAAATTCCCGATAATGAGTATTACCTATCATTAAACCCTGTAATTGCACAGGAAACGCCCTACGATCATCCCCTTGATATTCAAAGTTATGACGACCGCTGGGATGACGGGATGCTTTCAGAATGATAGATTCACTCTTGAAAATATTGAGGTTTACAGTCTTTCCAAACCTCTCTTCGAGTTTGTCTTTAAGTATGTCCAGTTTGGCGCATAATTCATCTTTGAAAAATTCAAAGTGTTTCTTTTGAGAGGTCAGGTTAATATAATTAGCCAAATCAGAAGCACTCTTAAACCCAAATGCATAGCAGACGGTATTTTTGATCACCCTCATTCTTGAGTTGTCATCCAGTTCCTTTCCGGTCAAAATATCAGCGTGGGGAAAAATCATATCATGGAGAACAGCTGCCAGCATGGTAATAGGGTCACGAGCAAGATTAGATTTCATATAAAGCTCCATAACTAAGCATACATAAACCGGTTTGACCCGGGAACTAAGGCTATCTCTCGTCCGTATGCTCAAAATTATGGGCTAAAGGATGTGATATAAAACGGGGGCACGATAGCGCTCTTCCGTTTTTCAAGAATACATCGGTATATCTGAGAATCAAGCATTTTTTTTGCAAGAGAGTTGTATGGCTGATACTTAAACGTAATTCTTATACTCAGCACGACACAATGTCTAGAACGTCCGCTTTTGGCACGAAGCAAACCTGTGGGAGGTTCGTTAGGTCCGCTGTGAGCGAAAAGCAGAAGTTCGTGATTGTTATCACCCAGAGCCAATCACTAACACTACTTTGTGTTAATCAATGGGAACAGTTCAACTGAAAAAAAGCCCTCTTCTAGAGAGGGCTTTTATCTGATATAGGTTGTTTAGTCTCAATGAACCTTACTTTTTAACCTGATAAGATATAATTCAGCCTGATCTATGAAATCAGATAAGATACCTTCAGAATCATTTATCAGGTCTAGGATTCTCTGATAGCTGAAAGATTTCCCAGCATCAGGAAAAGAAAGCTCACCATGTGCAATGGCATTTCTTTTATTCTTAATAATCACTAGGCTTGTTGACTTTTTTTTACTGAAACTAGGATCAAATTCTATTCCATAGACTTTAAACAAAGCCATTGCTCTTCTTACATCAAGATTACCAGAAAATATCTTTTTCTTCTTGATATAAATTTTCAGAGTTGGAAATTTAAGCTCGTGTAAAATATCATTAGATGCATTTTCACCATCAGAATAAAAATTTTTAAATATAGTTGCCAGCTTTACATCTAGCAGAGAGAATGGGATTTTACTTGCTTCACTATGTATACGCTCAAATAAAGAGTAAAACGTGGCCTCAACGTTATTATATAAAGCCATAAAAATGGATGATTTTATAATTGAAGATATTTTAACCGTCCCACTACAGTTACTAACATTAATTAAATGTTCATGTAGACACCTAATGTCAGAGCACCTAGATATAAAATCATTTTTAATGACACTATTCATTCTATAAAGAACCCATATTCAAGACTTTATTTTTAATAAAATCGATCCTTCCTTTCAATGATTCATTTGAGTGCGTTTTATATTTCCCCATGGTGAAGTTTTTGAAAGCTGGATCTCTCAATAAATTCCTTGCATCTATTTTCTCTTTAATTATTAATTCTGGGTTTTCTTCCAAAGCTAGATGAACACCAACAGATATAGCCTCAAAAAACATCCTAGATGTATCCTTTCCATTATCTTTTGAAAATCCAAAAAGAAAGTTATTTTTAACAAAGTTAACCATTCTATTAAATGAACAAGACATTATTTCTTTTTCTTCTGGCGTAAATGAAGTGTTTTTATCTTTTATGTAATCATCTAGCGCAGTGCCTACATTCCTAGAAAAAGGATGGAACTTAGGATATTTTTCCCCAATTGCAAAGAATCTCAGTATAAGCTCTTCATATTCCTGTCTGTTTTTCACAGAGCTAGCTAGGTGGACTAGCGATCTAAAATTACTATTCACAGAGCATTCCTTATAAATAAAGTCAGTAAATTCCCCTGTGTAAATACCTTTCCTAACCTCCATCCCTCTAAGGATATCACTGCCTTTGTTAATCCTTTCGAAAAGATCGTTCCTCATGTCAGGGGTGGTATCTTCGGATAGAACAATCATACTAATTGCTGTATTATTAAATTTCCTTTTCCTTGACTCATCTAGATCACTAAACCTCTTACCATTCAATGATGTTACTTTGCCCAACTCGGAAAGTATTAACTCTTCATTAATAAAGGCACTCAACGTTCTTATTCTTTGAGAACCATCAACTATTTCAAGTCTACCGCTTACATCTTCAGCAACAAAAATAGACGGAATGGGCAATCCGAGAATTATAGATTCAATCATTTTTGATTGGCGTTCTTCATCCCATACAAAATCCCTTTGATAGTCAGGAACAAAAATCTCGTTCTCACCTTCATCTAGACGTTTATTGTATTTCTGTACGATAATTTCTATCGTGAAGTCTCTTGTGTCAAAATCAACTTCTTTTTTTAATTCTTTTATCTGATCTTCTACGTCACTCATGCTTTTTTCCTTTTTCATCCTAAAGTATTTAGAACTGCTAATATTCATTTCTGTCCAAGGGTTTCCTAACGATGGTCTACCCCCCTTACTTTTCTTTACTCTTACAACTTTAATTTCAGAAAAGTGGGTCGATTTAACATACTCTGAGGAACTATTAAAAGAAAGTATCTTGTGTTTACATTTAGAAATTATTTTAGCTATCCCGATGACTTCACTTTCATCAAGTGGGGGTAGAAATTGGCATTGTTGAATAAATCAGACTCCGGACGAGCGTCTCTGTAGCAGGCCGGGTTTTCAGGCAATACGCACGCTTTTAGGCATGGCTGCTTTTGTCATTTTGTTCAGTGCGCACACCATGGCCAGAGCCTCTGCGACCTGCCCATCGTAGTCACGCAGCATCTGAGAGCCACCAAACAACGGTTTTACTCTGTGCATCGCCGTTTCCGCTATCGTGCGGCGATTGTAATTGACCTGAACCCTAATGTTTAATAAAGAGCAGATTTAGCAATGTCTGCTTCTGGCACAGGGCTGCCTGTCAGATTCGTTTTGGCTCTGTGCCGTAGTTGTGTGAGGTCAAGTCTGAGCTAATACAAATGATGTGTATCGAGCGCGGTCGTATGGCTGAGCCATGCATGCATGATGCGCATGGTTTTGCATGCCACCTAGAGGATCAAAAAACACCTGATCGCCCCTTTCGCCTTACTTTGCGGCGATCTTAGTCATGCATTAAAAACGGTGAGTTAAGTCAGAAGCGGGCAGGCGGGTAACATTGCGCGCTCCAGGGTGTGGAACGTCAAAATGAACCACTCAGCAGCGCGGGACTTTTTTTTACGACGGTTCTTGACAGAAACATTTCTGCGTAGCATAGATAATACAGAATGATTAACGGCATATAAGGATCGACGTACATATTCGAATGCAACTATTGGCTAAGGACTTATGCCAATAGGGTAAGTAATGAAATAAAATCTTCCCTAAAATACATGAGCTTATAACAAGTCTGAAAACTTTTTTAGTCTGGAAGTAATTAGGTCTGAAAGATAGTTGAGTGCCAGAAGCAGATCTGGTTAGCATTATTCTATTTTAATCAATTGGGAGTATGTCACTAGGAGTTTAAAAAATAATCGGGGTTGAATCGGGCATCACTCAATGAACCTCAAAAGCATACCGGTATGGTGCGAGTGAATTGGCACTTAATTTTTTAATTACCTAATTTTTTGGTTGAGCGTTGAGATAAATAAACTCATCAAAAATCCAAATAGAAAATATTGCGATCGGACTGACTTTCATTATATCAAGGACATGACAGCTAAACTGAAAAATGGAATGGCGGGATTGTTTCAAATCAAAATGGTATATTTCATATTAATTATGCTTGATAGGAGGGGTTATGGGTAATCATGGTTATATTGCAAAGAGAATTGAGGATTCGGATTTTTTGATAAAAAATGGTCGATATGAATCTGCACTTCTCCTTTTGTTAACTGCTATAGATGCTTCAGCGATATTGGTTTTCCCTAAGGGCACCAAGTCACTATATGATGGAAAATCTAAAGGTGATATGGGAAATGCGGAAAGGTATAAAAGATTTCTTGGAGTGAGGATACCTGAAATACTGGGATTCGTTTTAGGTGAGAATGCTTATTACAAGGAATTAATAAAATTAACCCCTGATAAAGAAGCCCTACAAGAAATGATTTACAAAGTTTTTAGGTGTAATGATGTTCATGAAGGTCATATACCTTATGAGTATCATTACATTTACAATGAGGAAGGTGTATCTAATAATATTTGCGTTTCTTTTTCAGAATCTAATATTTTATTTAATAGTGGCTTCTTAACTTTATTAAGAGAGGCGGTGGTTGGAGCTCCATGCAATGATAAAGAATTTGGTAGGGCTTCTTATAAGTTCCAGTGCGAAAATTATGATTGCGAATATGATTACGCTGAGGCGAATAAAAATACTTTTAAATTATCACCTGGTAGGATAGTAAAATTAATCAAACTATGTCTTACAATTAAGAAGTTAAATCCTAAATTGAATGATGACGATCTGAAATTAATGATAATTAAAGAAATTGAACATGATGAAAATAATCCAGGGTATAAGTTTAGTGGTTATTACGATGAGCGTCCTATGGGAGAGGCTGTGCTAGATGAAAGTGGAAAAATAACTCAAACGGGTAAGCAGTGTTTAGACATTATTTTTAATGATATCCAATTCATTGAGTATTGAATACGAGATTCTCAATAACCAATGGTGCCCAAAAAACATCAACCATTGGTTATATTACTTCCATATTTTAGCGTTATGTCCGCTTCTTATTCTGGTGTCAGTTCGTAAGAAGTAAACTTGATCACCTCCCCCCCAAACCACGCATTTAATTCTTTAAACCGTTCCTGCAGCGGTGTCAGCTCATTTCGAACAAACACCTGCGAGGCTTTCACTGAATCACCAAAGCCCCCGCTGTTCTCCGGAATAATGCCCATCATCTGAGGCGGCACACGGTGCGCGCACAGCAAATCGTTCTGGCTGGCTTTCTTGATATTGAAGAAATCGTCTTTGGTTGCGACTTCACTTAACGGCAGAATTTTGATCCCGTCCGGTTTGCCGTTCGGCGCGTACATGAACAGGTTGCGGAAATTGCCCAGGCCTTTTGTGTCACGCATCGCCTTACGCATCTGGTCAATATCACTGCTGCTCTGTGCCGCGTCAGTCATGTACAGGATGTATCCGGCGTGCGCGCCGTTCTGGTAGTACTTGCGGCGGAACAGCGTAGCGGCCTCATTCAGCCAGGCTGAGTTCAGGGCGCTGAGATATTCCGGCAGGCCGTACAGCTCCTGATTAATGTCCGGCTCAATCAGATGAAATACGCTGCCTGTTTCGAACTGATGGGCCTCCTTCCATTGCTGCACAAACCAGTAAGTATTCTCCTCAACCCCTCGGCGGGCATATTTTGCAGGCACGGTTTTCATCACCACGGCGTCGCCGAGCTGGTTGCGGATCACTTCTAAAAACGAATTTCCGAATACCAGGTAATCTAGGGCAAACCGGCTGAATTCCTGCTGTGATAGTAACGGGTGCGGGACGAAGGTTGAGGCCAGGATATTACGTTTCACATACAGCGATGAACTGTGATGCACCGCTGCCCGCAGCGTGCGTGCCAGTCCGTCAAAGCTGACCGGCGGCTCATACCACTGGCCGTTCCCCGAGCATTCGATGTAATCCAGGATTTCACGGCGGTCTAACACCGGCGTCGGGTCGCCAAAGCTGAACGCCTCCGCGCCGCTTGTCTGCCGTGCGGCTGCTGTGACGGTTGTTTGTGTCGCCTTGCGGAATTTGCGCTTACTCATATTAATAAAACTCCAGAATGTTAGGGCTTTGGCCGCCGTTCGCGGCGGTCAGGGGTTCGTTAAGCAGTGCGTGCATGATTGCCCAGGCGACATCCGCGTGGCTGGCCTCCTCGCTGCGGCTGGCCTCGTAGGTGGAACGGCTGCCGCTGGCGGTCATGGTTTTGCGAATAGCCATGAATGACGACGTGATGTCTTTGTGGTTGGTGTCGTATTCCAGGCGGCCTGACGTGATGGTGTCCTTCGCTTTCAACACCATTTTCGTTTTGGTTTCCGGGCTGTAGCGGATTTCCATCGCTGCGGGGAAGAACTGCCGGACAAGCTGGAACACGCCCTGACCGATGCCGGTGGCGTCCACGCCGATGTATTCCACGCAGTACCGCTTTGTTAACTCCTCAATGCTTTTCGCCTGGGCGGCAAAGTCCATGCCTTTCCACTGGTGGCGTTCCAACACGCGGAATTTGCCACCGTCCACCAGCGGCGGAGCCACGACGGCGCAGCCCGCGCTGTCACCGGTGTGTGACGGGTCGTAACCAATCCAGACGGCGCGATAACCAAACGGACGCACGGCAAACGGGCTGAAATCTTCCCTTTCCTCTCCGCTTTCCACCATGCAGCGTTGCAGCTCGGCAAACGGGAACACCGACGCCTGATCGTCAACAAACTCACACATGAACAGGTTGCGGAAATCCTCGGCGCTGTTTTCCTGTTTCAGCGTGTCGATGTTGAACAGGTTGCAGCCACCGGCTAGCGCATCCTCAATGGTGACGATTTGCCGCCACTGTCCGTCGCCGCAAAGCTGGCCTTTCGCCAGGGCGTGATGGCTGATATCCAGCTCAATCCTGTCGTTGCGGTCTTCCCGCCCCTTGTTGAACAGTTCGCCTGACCAGAACGGATACGCGCCGTGCGTCAGCGCTGACGGCGTAGAAAAGTAGGTGGTGCGCAGATGTTCCTGCGAGGCCATGCCGCTGGCGACCTTGCGCAGCTTCTGGAAGTTCGGGATCCAAAAGATTTCATCCACGTACAGGTCGCCGTTATGGCTCTGGGCGGTGTTGGAGTTGGTGCCTAAGAAAATCAGCTTTGCCCCGTTGTTGCCGATCACAATCGGGTCGCCCGCCAGCTCGACATCGACCTGGCGGGCAAACTGAATGATATACTCCCGGAACACGTAAGCCTGGGTTTTACTGGCTGACAGGAAAATCTGGTTATGGCCGGTAGCCAGGGCGCGCAATAACGCCTCCCGTGCAAAGAAAAACGTTGCGCCAATCTGGCGGGATTTGAGGATGTCGCGGATACGGTGTTTAAGCCCCGCGTCATACCACACGCGCTGATACTGGAAGCACTGAGCCAGAAAAATATCCTCCAGCTTTTCCAGGGCTTCGTCGCTGAAATAGTTCCTGGTCGGCTTCTTGCGATCCCCTTTATTCCTGTTGGCGACCTTCGGATTTAAATCGGCCTCGTTCCCGCTCTGGCTGTAGCGGTTGACCCGTGCCAGGCGCTCGATCATCCGGCCTAACGCATCAATCTCTTTGTAATCCGCATTTCCCTTCACGTCCTTAGTGACGAGCTGAATTAAGCGCGCCTCCAGGCTGGACTCCACGCGGGCAATGGGTGCGACGTTGTCCCAGGCGTTGCGGGTTTTCCAGCTCTGCACCGTCGGTAACTTTTGGTTCAGCATCTCCGCAATCTGACGCACAGAAAACCCCTGCCAGTAAAGCAGTGCCGCCTGTCGCCGTGGGTCGCTGATGATGGTTGAGTTTGTCATTTTCATGACTGCCACGTTAACGGGCGGCTTGCTGATTTTCCTGCTGCCCACGTTGTGCCATCGAGCATCAACCCGCATCGGCTGGCGATGTCCGGCGTGTGTCTGGAAACTTGGACTCCTCAGAAGCACACACCGACTGGAGTCCGACACATGGCAACAAAAGCAAAGCGCTTTCGCATCTGTACCGAAGGGGCAACCACCGACGGCCGCGAAATTACCCGCGACTGGATCGAACAGATGGCCGCGACCTATGACCCGAAGGTCTACGGTGCGCGCATTAACATGGAGCACATCAAAGGTTATTACCCTGATAGCCCATTCCGCATGTACGGCGATGTGACCGGCGTTTATGCCGAAGAAATTGCCGACGGCGCGCTGAAAGGCAAGCTGGCACTGTATGCCGATATCGACCCGACAGCTGATTTAGTGTCGCTGGTGAAAGCCCGCCAGAAGGTTTACACCTCCATCGAAGTGAACCCCTCGTTTTCCGATACCGGCAAAGCCTATCTGATTGGCCTCGCCGTGACCGACAGCCCCGCGAGCCTCGGCACCGAGTACCTGCAATTCAGCGCGAAGGCACAGCAGAACCCGCTGGCTGGCCGCAAACAGGATGCCGGAAACCTGTTCACCGTTGCCGAAGAAACGGCGTTCGAGTTTGAAGAAGATAAACCGGCTGCCCCGTCGCTGTTCTCCCGCGTGAAGCAGCTGCTGTCCAGCAGATCCGCCTCGGATGATGCCCGGTTTAAAGACGTGCATGACGCCGTTGAAGTGGTGGTGGAGCACGTTGAAACCGGCCTGAAAGTCGGTGAAGAAAAGCTGTCTGCGCTGGAAGTCACCGTGACAGAACGTCTGAACGCGCTGGAACAAACCGCGAAAGATGACCGCGAACAGTTCAGCGCGCTGAAAGGCAAGCTGGAGAAATCCGCCCCGCAGAACTACACGCAACGCCCCGTTTCCAGCGGCGGCGGCAAGGGGGATGCAGCCCATTTCACCGACTGCTAAGCACAACTTTCGCGATTAACCCGTTAACCCATTTGGAAAAAAACGCATGAAACAAACAACTCGTTTTCAATTTAACGCCTACCTGTCCCGCATTGCTGAGCTGAACTCGGTGGATACCGGCGACCTGGATAAAAAATTCAGCGTGGAACCGTCGGTGACGCAGACGCTGATGACCCGCGTGCAGGAATCCTCTGCCTTCCTCCAGATGATTAACATCATCCCGGTGGATGAAATGAAGGGTGAAAAGGTCGGCGTCGGCGTGTCCGGCTCCATTGCCAGCACGGCAGATACCAGCGGCACCGGTGAACGCCAAACGGCTGACTTCAACACCCTGACCGCAGAGGGGTACGAGTGCCGTCAGACGAACTACGATTTCCATTTCCGTTACGCCACACTTGATCTCTGGGCGCGCTATCAGGATTTCCAGGCACGTTTACGTGACGCCATCGTGAAACGCCAGGCGCTGGATCGCATCACCATCGGCTTCAACGGCGTTGAGCGTGCGGCGACATCGAACCGCACCAAAAACCCGTTGTTGCAGGACGTGAACGTGGGCTGGCTGCAAAAATACCGCAACAATGCGCCGGAGCGCGTGATGAGCAAAATTCTCGGCGATGATGACGCCGTGATTTCTGCGACCGTTCGCGTCGGTGCAGGCGGTGACTTTGAGAACCTGGACGCGCTGGTGATGGACGCCACCAACAACATGGTTGACCCGATTTATCAGGACGATACCGGCCTGGTGGTGATCTGCGGTCGTCAGCTGCTGGCAGACAAGTATTTCCCGCTGGTGAACAAGGCGCAGGAAAACACCGAAAGCCTGGCGGCGGATATGATTATCAGTCAGAAGCGCATCGGTAACTTACCGGCGGTGCGCGTGCCGGGCTTCCCGGCCAATGCTTTCTTTATAACCCGTCTGGATAACCTGTCCATTTACTGGCAGGACGGCACGCATCGCCGCCACATTGAAGAAGTGCCAAAGCGTGACCGTATCGAAAACTACGAATCCATTAATGAGGATTTCGTGGTGGAAGACTATCGCGGCGGCTGCCTGGTCGAAAACATCCAGCTCGGCACCTTCAAAACCACCGCGCCTGAATCAGCGGAATAAAGGGGGACGTCATGATTAGCCCTTGCCGTCGTCACATGTTGCGACAGTCCGCCATCATCGCCGCACAGCAGGCCGCTGGTCAGCTGACCCATGCCACCGGCTACGAACTGCAAATGCAAAAGCTGAATGCGGATAAACAGGCACTGCACAAGATCCAGTCCTTCCAGGACAAGGCGGCGTTAAAACGCAAGCTGTTGCCGGAATACGCCCCGTGGGTGTCGGGCGTGCTCGCCGAAGGGAATGGCGCACAGGATGCCATCCTGATGACCGTCATGATCTGGCGGATTGACGGCGGTGACATTGCCGGTGCGCTGAACATTGCCCGCTACGCCTTTAAACACCGGCTAGCGATGCCGTTCGGCACCCGCACGGCGGGCTGTGCCTTCACGGAGGAAGTGATCGACCAGGCTGTTCGTGCCCGCACCGCCGGTGAACCGGTCAGCATTGAGCTGATGCTGGAGGTGCTGGAACTGACTGACGCTGAGGATATGCCCGATAAAGTCCGTGCCCAGTTGCATAAAATTATCGGCTATCTCTACCGCGACGACGGCAAGGACACCTTAGCCCTGGCGCGTCTGAAAAGTGCCCTCATTCTCGACGGCAAATCAGGCGTAAAAAAAGACATTGAGCGCCTGGAATCCGCCATCAGAAAGGCATCCGGCAGCTAAAAGAATGCGCCCCGCGCAGGGCGGCACGCCAGCCTAGACAGGTCTTTGACCCTGTTCAACGCTGGCGTCCACCGCCCCCTATTCAGAGGTCATTATGTCTCTTGTTGTACCTGCACCAAAGCCGGACGCCGCGACGGAACCCGCGATTAAGAACACCCATTTTTGGCCTGATGTCGATCCGGTTGAGCTGCGCGACACGCTGCGCCTGGAGGGCACCGTCACCGCTAAGCGTCTGCGTGCCGCCGCAAAGTTTGCCATGACAGAAGTTAACGCCGAGCTGTACAGCTATCGCGAAGCGCAAAAGTCCCAGGGATTTCAGACGCTGGAAGACGTGCCCGCCGATCAGATTGACGATGAAAGCGTGAAGGTCGGTGCCTATCAGCGCGCCGTGGCGTCCATTGCCGCCGCGTATCTGGCAGAGCGTTACCCGAACAGCGACACCACCGACGCGGGCAGCCAAAAGGCCGTGATCGTCGAAAGCACCGTTGATGATTTATGGCGTGACGGCCGCAACGCGATCAGCGACGTCGCCGGTGTGTCTCACTGCATCATCGGGCTGCTCTGATGAAAGTCATTGCCGAGCAAGGCGACACCGTGGATTCGCTCTGCTGGCGATACTACGGACGCACCCAGTCGGTGGTTGAGCAGGTTTACGCGGCTAATGTTGGATTGGCCGCTGCCGGGGCAATATTGCCCCATGGCTACGCGGTGGAGCTGCCGGACATAACCCAGGCCGCAGTCAGTGAAACCGTTTCACTTTGGGACTGATGACCATGGAGCGCATCACCTCGTTTATTTGTTACTGCGTCGCCGTGTTTCTGGCCTGGCTGGGGGGGATGTCTTATCAGGATATCGCCTTTTTGGTGGGTGCCGCCGTCGGCGTCGCGACCTTCCTGGTGAACTGGTACTACCGGCGCAAAACTTACCGTTTGCTGAAAGCAATGGGCGTCAGGGGGGAAATCAATGCAGCCATCAATCGTTAGACGCTGCGCCGTCGCCGCTGTACTTGCGATTGCCGCGCTGCTGCCGCAAACGCCGACGTTGAAAACCTCCGCCGCCGGTCTGGCACTGATTGCCGATTTTGAAGGCTGCCGCCTGTCAGCCTATCAGTGCAGCGCGGGCGTCTGGACAAACGGCATCGGGCACACCGCAGGCGTGAAGCCGCAGACCCAAATCAGCGAACACCAGGCCGCCGTTAACCTGGTGGAAGACGTGATGCGGGTGGAGAAAGGCATTGCGCGCTGTATGCCGGTTGCCATGCCGCAGCCGGTGTATGACGCCGTGGTGTCCTTTGCGTTTAACGTCGGGGTGACAACGGCCTGCAAATCAACGCTGGCATTTTTCATCAACAAAGGCGAATGGCGAAAAGCCTGTGAGCAGTTGCCGCGCTGGGTATTTGTGAAGGGCGAGCGCGTCACCGGCCTGGAACGCCGCCGCGCAAATGAGCTGGCCTACTGCCTGCGGGGTGTCTGATGCGCATTGTGATTGTTTTACTGCTGGCAGCCTGCGCGCTGGCGGGGCTGCAAACCTGGCGCATCGGCGGCCTGCATGATGAAGCAGACCAGGCGCAGCGCATTATCGGCACGCTAGCCGCCGGTATTGAAAGTCGCGATAACGCCATTCACCGCCTGAACGATGAAGCACTGAGGCGCGAACGCCAGGAACAAAGCCTGCGCACACAGCTCTCACAAGCGGGGCAGTTAGCTCGGGATCGTGAAATTCACCTTCAAAGGTTACTTAATGAAAATCAGGAAATGCGCGATTGGTATGGCGCTCGTCTGCCTGACGGTATTGGCCGGATGCACCAACGCCCCGCCTTTGCCAGCGCCGCAGATTATTTACGTTGGCTGTCCGGCGGTCACGAGCTGCCCGATACCGGCAAGCTCACCGGCCACTAACGGCGATTTAAGCAGTGATGTCAGAAACCTGGAGGCCGCGCTGACCGCCTGCGGCCTCCAGGTGGAAGCGGTCAAACAATGCCAGGAGGAACACCGTGTTAAAACCCGCTCAACTGCGAAAAGCCTTAACTGACGCCGTGCCGGTGCTGCAAACCAGCCCCGACACCCTGCGGATGTTTGTGGATAATGGCCGCATCGTTTCCACGTTGGCCAGCTCGCTGTCGTTTGAATATCAGTATCAGACGGAGCTGCTGATTACTAACTTTTCGCAGGACTGCGATCTGATCATTGTCCCTATCCTGGCGTGGCTGCGGGAGAACCAGCCGGACATCATGGCGACACCGGAAAAGCAGCAGACCGGCTTTAAATTTAAGGCCGATATGCTCGATGATGGTTCCTACGATATCGCGATTGATGTGCAGCTCACCGAGCGCGTGATCGTGAAACAGATTGATGCCGGTCTGTATGTGGAGCATTTTCCGGAACCACCCCTGCCGGAGCCGGTGGAAAGGCCGCGTGAACTGTATCTGCACGGCGAGTTAGTGAGTCAGTGGCATGAGTGAACTGTCAGCATTTGATACCCGTCTCGCCGGGCTGATTGCGGCACTCTCACCGCAAAGCCGGAAGGTGATGGCAGCGACCATTGCGAAGCGTCTGCGCAAACATCAGCAGCAGCGCATTAAGCAGCAGATCACGCCGGAGGGGCAACCCTTCACGCCGCGCCGCCCGCAGCCTCTAAGAGCAAAGAAAGGCCGCATTAAGCGGGAAATGTTCGCCAAGCTGCGCACGGCCAAATACATGAAGGCCAAAGGCACCACTGACGATGCGGTGGTGGAATTCACCGGTCAGGTTCAGCGCATGGCGAAGGTGCATCAGTACGGGCTGCGGGATCACCCGTCCGTCCGTGCTAAGGAAATGCAGTATCCGGCGCGCCCGCTGTTGGGGCTGGGCGCGGAGGATATGAAGATTGTGGAAGATGAATTGCTAATACTTATTAGCTCAGACTTCACCTGACACAGGTGTGGCACAGAGCCAAACCTAATCTGACAGGCAGCTCTGAGCCAGAAACAGAAATTGCAAATGGCACCGCACGTTAGGTCTGATATATAAAGGCGGATGGGCTTGTTTGCTGGAATACTTACAAGGAACTAAAACCATTGGTTACTTACGATCTTTATTAGTAAATTTCAGCATACGTAACAAATCCCCAAAAACCCTTATTTGAAGCTTTCTTTTTGCTTACGCATCTGACACTATCATTCAATCCCTTTTGTTGGTTGAGTTCAAAATCTATGAAATTTCTCACCTTCATTCCATAGAAGTAATAGAACTTATGATTACATAGAATTTCTCCGCTCACTAAATTGAAAGGTGCACAAATGGATTTTCGAACCCATCTCAGAAGACAACTTACGTTCCTTGCACGATCCTGCGAAGCCTATGATGGGGGCGCAACTGACGAAGCGATTCGCATGGCGACAATAATTCGAGTTTTGGTGCATAACACAAAGGCTTCCACATCTCTTCTAAAACATTTGAACGCAACGACGATCAATTTGCTTAGTACCACTCAGGGTGCTCCGCCCGATGCAGTCATGTATTTTGGCCTTGGTACAATACAATTAGGTAATGGTGGTAGTAAGTATTTTGCTTCGCTCGATTTGAACTCCACTGAGAATTTGATCCCAGTGAGTCAATGGTGGGACCAAATCGTGTTCGTGCTTGGTCCGCAAACCCGCTTATCTCGAAGAAAAATAGTTCTGTCAGCAGCAAATCAGGACGGTGGAGCACATGTTGATGCCAAGCTTTCAAAAGAATATGAGGCGCTATCTACTGACGGAGTAATTGGTTACTTCACTTATACCAAGGGAGATAAATCAGTTCAGCAGCCAATTACTGAAGCACATTTTGTAGCTATTCGACAAATGGCTCACGAGATACTGAGTAGTCATGAACTAAATGCCCTCTTAGCCATTTCATAACACTACCTAGCTGCGATCCTTCTGAAAGAAGGTCGTTCTTTGCATAAAATGCCTCGCGCATGCGTTACTGAACTCTATGTGAGGCTATCTCAATTAAATGAGTGAAATTATATATAAACATGAGATTAAAGGGAAAGTTTAAATATTTCAAAGAGATATGTTAGTCTCAATTTACATCGGGCTGATCGCTTTTAGAGCGCTTCCGCTATACGGATTAAACTCCCTTTAATGCAAACGTCCACTCCTCGCTCATAGCTGCTCCTGCTCGTAGTCGTTAAGTGCCAATAGAAGACTTTTGAGACTTTCAGAATTTTCATCTTCCAAATGGCCGTTTAATTCTTTAAAATTAATAACCAATGATGATCATCATCACCTCGCAATAGTAGTTAATACATTTAAACGAAGCTTAAAATTCTCAACGCTTACTGAAAAACAACACCCAACATTAAAAATAAAAATTTCACCTAATCATAGGATACTGTATGGAAAGATTTAGATATTTAGAGAGAAAATCATTAGATCTCATGGGTAAATTAGTCATTTCAACATCAATACTTGATAAATCTTTAAAGCTTTACGAGGATAATTTGGATGAGACAATGAAGAGAGTAACCGAAAAAATTGACCATGAAGACTGGAAATACTATTCTGCTGAAATTTACAGTGAATATCATGAGATACAAGAGTAATTGCCCATTATTATTCAGCATTCAACGATAACAGTGAAGAGTGGCCGAACATTCTGCTCATAAACAAAATAAGGAATATTCTTGTTAATAGTGATGGTCATTTATCTAATTAAAAACATCCTGATTTCGAAAAAAATTAAAAATTACATAGAAACAACCGAAGGGTTAAGTCTATTTAAAAATGACGATATAGTTATTAGCAATAACTACATTAAATTAACTATAAATACTTTCAAAGTGTTTTTAACTGGAATATTTAATTCTCAAAGAAAATGATTTTATTGATATTTAAAATTAATAGCTGCTATAAGGGGGTATACCCCGAAATTCGTTTAACAGGCATGATATTTTCACAAGTCTGACTTTGAAATCGGATTCGACTAGTCAGTGGTAATAATTTTAATCAGTTTTTTACTCAATGCAGCCTGGCTGGATATGGTGAATATCCGCTTTTACTCAAACTAATATGTCAGATTTAATGATGTTCTACCTACGAAATGTGTTAGCTCAAGTTTTGGCTAATACTCCTTAGTTAGTGATCCCCGCGTTGTGCCACCTGCCATCAACCCGCCTCAAATTGTATGCCGCCTGACAGGGCGGCATTCTTTTATCCATGAATACATCCATCCCAAACAACGATATTCCGCGCCTGCTGCGCAATCTGATCCGCATTGGCACCGTTGCCGAGGTGGATTTAGTTGCGGGCACCTGTCGCGTGAACACCGGCGGCAACGTCACCGACTGGCTGCACTGGCTGACCTCCCGCGCAGGGCGCTCGCGTTCCTGGTGGGCACCGTCTACCGGTGAGCAGGTTTTGCTGTTCTGCCTGGGCGGTGAGCTGGATACCGCCTTTGTGATGCCAGGCGTTTTCTCTGATGAATTCCCCGCGCCGTCAGCGTCAGCCGAAGCCGTACACGTCACTTTCCCTGACGGCGCGGTGATCGAGTACGAACCAAAAACCGGCGCACTGCTGGCAACCGGTATCAAGTCCGCCACGGTAAAAGCGTCGGAAAAAGTCGCTGTGACTGCACCGTATATCACCTGCACGGCGAAAACGCGTATCACGCTAGACACGCCGGAAGTGGTCTGCACCAAGAAGCTCACCACGGGCAGCCTGGAGGTGAAACAGGGCGGCACCCTAACCGGCAACATCACCCACTCAGGCGGCAGCCTCAAGTCAAACGGCGTGGTTGTTCATACCCATAAACACAGTGGCGTCCAGACGGGCGGCGGCAGTACCGGCACACCGACAACATAAAGAGGATTGTATGAGTAGGAATCTAAGCGTTTTTCTGTCTGTTTTCGCTGCAACGACAGCGGGCGTGATGCTGGCAAACGGGACGCCTGGCTGGTGGTTGGTGGGTGGTATTGGCCTCTATTTATTGTTCAAAAATGACTAACGCGAAATACATCGGCCTGGCTCGCGACACGGGGCGCGGCGTCGAAGACCTGGCGCACATTCAGCAGTCGGTCAGCGACATTCTGCGCACGCCCGTCGGTTCCCGCGTCATGCGCCGTGATTATGGTTCACTGCTATCGATGCTGACTGACCGCCCGCAGAATGCGGCGCTGCGACTGCAAATCATGGCGGCCTGCTACAGCGCGATCCTCAAGTGGGAGCCACGCGTCAGCCTGACTGGCATCAGCTTTGAAACAACGTTTGACGGGAAAGCGGTGGTTGAACTCACCGGCACCCGCAAAGACACGTCCGCCGCCATTTCCTTAACCCTACCTGTGAGCTGAATTATGGCAACGATTGATCTCAGCCAGTTACCCGCCCCCGACGTGGTGGAGGTGCTGGATTACGAAATCCTCCTGGCGGAGCGCAAAGCCACGCTGGTCTCCTTGTACCCCGAAGACCAGCAGGCCGCCATCGCCCGCACGCTGACCCTGGAATCTGAGCCGATGGTGAAGCTGCTGGAGGAGAACGCTTACCGCGAAGTGATCCTGCGTCAGCGGGTAAACGAGGCGGCGCAGGCGGTGATGCTGGCCTATGCCACCGGCACAGACCTGGACAATATCGCCGCCACGTTCAGCGTGGAGCGCCTGACCATCACCCCTGCGGATACGGTCAGCGTGCCCGCCGTGGCGGCAGTCATGGAAAGCGATGCGGATTTGCGTGTCCGTGCGCAGCAGGCGTTTGAAGGGCTGAGCGTCGCCGGTCCGGTTGGCTCTTATGAGTATCACGGGCGCTCGGCTGACGGGCGGGTGGCGGACATTTCGGTGATCAGTCCGTCGCCCGCCTGCGTGACAATTTCCGTGCTGGCACAGACCGGCAACGGCACCGCCCCCGCCGACCTGCTGGCGAAAGTTCAGGCCGCGCTCAATGACGAGAACGTCCGCCCCGTGGCTGACCGCGTGACCGTCCAGTCTGCCACCGTGGTCAGTTACACCATTGACGCCGTGCTGTATCTGTTTCCGGGTCCGGAAGCTGAACCCATCCGCGAAGCCGCCGAAGCCAGGCTTATCGCCTACACCACCGCGCAGCACCGGTTAGGCCGCGACATCCGGCTGTCCGCCATTTATGCCGCGCTGCACGTTGAAGGCGTGCAGCGGGTGGAGCTGAAAAGCCCCGCCGCTGACATCGAGCTGGATAAAACGCAGGCGTCATTCTGCACCGCCTACACCCTGAAAGTGGGCGGCTACGATGAGTGATCGCCTGCTGCCCGTCGGTTCCTCGGCTCTTGAGGTTGCCGCCGCCGAGGCCTGCGCCGCGCTTGAAAACGTGCCGGTGCCGCTGCGGCAGCTCTGGGATCCGCTGACCTGTCCGGCGAAGTTTTTGCCTTACCTGGCGTGGGCGCTGTCGGTTGACCGCTGGGATGAAAACTGGCCTGTCGCGACTAAGCGCCGCGTCATTCAGTCGGCCTGGTTCATTCACTGCCATAAGGGAACCATCGGCGCTATCCGCCGCGTGGTGGAGCCGCTCGGCTATCTGATTAACGTGACCGAGTGGTGGGAAACGAATGACGAACCCGGCACGTTTCGGCTTGATATCGGCGTGCTGGAAACCGGCATCACAGAAGACATGTATTTGGAGATGGAGCGGCTGATTGCCGACGCCAAACCGGCCAGCCGCCATCTGATTGGCCTGACCATCACCCAGGATATTAAAGGCGACGTTTACACCGGCGCGGCGCACTGCCTGGGCGAACTGCTGACCGTTTACCCTGCATAAGAGGACGTTATGAGCACATTTAAATCCGTTGTCACCACGCTCGGCCAGTCGCGCATTGCGGCCGCCATTGCGGCGGGGACTGACATCAACATTACGCAGCTTGCCGTCGGTGACGGCAACGGCAAGGCGACCACGCCGGTTGCCACGCAGACAAAACTGGTTAAAGAGGTGTACCGCACGCCGCTCAACTCCTTAAAGCTCGATCCGACTCACGGCAACTGGGTCATTGCCGAGGCGGTGATTTCTGCGAGCGTCGGCGGTTTCTGGATGCGTGAAATGGGGCTGTTTGCCGACGACGGCACGCTGATTGCCGTGTGTAACATGGCGGACACCTACAAGCCGACGCTGGCGGAAGGTTCCGGCCGCACGCAAACGTTGCGTATGGTGATTGCCGTCAGTAACACCGAGGCCATTAGCCTGCTGATCGACGACTCGGTGATTATGGCGACCGAAGAATATGTGAATGACCTGCTGGCCGCACATGAAAAATCCCGCAACCACCCCGACGGCACGCTGACGGCAAAGGGTTTTGTGCAGCTTAACAGCTCGGTCAGCAGTACCAGCGAGACGCTGGCGGCGACGCCGAAAGCGGTGAAGACCGCAAACGACAATGCCAACACCCGCGTACCGTCCACCCGCAAGGTGAACAATAAAGCGCTGAGCGCTGACGTAACCCTGACGGCGTCGGACGTGGGGGCGCTGCCGGTCGCGTCCGCCGTGCTCGGCACCGCGAATATCAACACGTTTAATCTGGCAAACATCGGGGTTTACGTGCAGAGCACCGGCGCGAATGCCACGGTCGCCAATGGCTATCCGGCCGGTTCACAGGCGGCGGGCGTGCTGGAGGTTATCCCCGCGTCCTGGACGGGCGGCGTGCTGCAGCGTTACACCGTGCAAAACACCGGCATGGTGTGGACGCGGGCGCTGAATGCGTCCTGGAATGGCGCGGACGGACCCTGGCGTGACTGGGTGCAAGCCAGCGCGGTGAATTCCGTCACGGTGCCGTCGGCCATCCTGACCACCACGGATATCAATACCCTGGGCTTTGCCAGCGGAGCCGGAAGCGCAGCCCTGTACGCGCAGCCTAAAAATGCCAACGCCACGGCGGCGCTGCACTATCCGCAAGGCATCGCAGGCACGCTGTACGTCACGCCGAGCGCCTACGGGTGCCAGCAGATGTACATCACGTTCACCGGCAATATCTGGAATCGCGGATTGTCCGCTGACTGGAACGGCGTGGATGGTCCCTGGAAAGAGTGGGTGCCCACGTACAGCGCGAATAACAAACCCACCGCCGCCGACGTGGGCGCGTGGACGGCCACGCAAAGCGCCGCCAGTGAAAAGGCGCTGGCGGATGAAATTGCGACGGCCTTTAAAATCCGCACGAACCTAACCGCGACGGACTCCCCCAACGCGCTGCATGGTACGGCCATGTTCGGGCATTACGGCGTGCCCGGTGCCGCCGCCGCGACCACGGACAAAGGCTACCCGATGAACGGGTTTGTCGGCGTGATTTTCGTGACCTGGGGACCGAATGCGACGCAGCAGATTGCCTTTAACAACAACGGACGACAGTTTACGCGGGGCGCGTCGGGGGCGTGGAACGGCGTCGATGGTCCCTGGACGGCCTGGAATGAAATTTACTGCCAGGCGAACAAACCGACACCGGCAGACGTCGGCGCGTTACCGGCGGGCGGGACGGCAGTCGCGGCGACCAAACTCGCCACCGCCCGCAAAATTGCCGGTGTGGCCTTTGATGGCACGCAGGATATCAACCTTAGCGCGGCAAACGTGGGCGCACTTCCTGCAAATGGCACCGCCGTTGCCGCGACCAAACTCGCCACTGCCCGCAAGATTGCCGGTGTGGCGTTCGATGGCACCCAGGATATCGGGCTGAATGCGGATAATGTGGGCGCATTTCCCCGCGCGGGCGGTGATGTCAACGGTCGCGTCACGGCGAATTATCTCCGGGCGATAACCATCCCACAGCCCGGCGACGGACAGGGGACGTATTTAGGCTGGAACGAAAGCGGCGGCCAGGGCGAATCCAACTTTGTGAACAACAAAGGCGGCGGCGTGGGCGGGTTCAAATTTCGCATCGTCAACCAGGGCAATACGGTACAAACCGGCGAGATGACCCTGTCCGGCAACGGCGACAGCAATACGTCCGGCACCGTGAACGAGATGGGGCAGCGCGTTTTCAGCCCCAATAACCGGCAGCCGGTCAATACCAACACCGCCAACCTCGGCGGCGGCTGGTGGCGATGCGGTGACACGGGAATGATTAAGCAGTGGGGCGTCGTCAACAAAGGGAGTCGCGGCTGGTCAACGGTGAATTTCCCCATTCCCTTCCCGAGCACTTGCGTCAACGTTCAGGTGACCGCCATCAATGGCGGCGGCGGGACGTTCAATGACAACTTTGGTACGGCGCAAATTATCAATAACATCGGTTTCACCTGCGGCCAGGACAGCGGCGGCAGCTACTGGGAAGCCACCGGCTGGTAAGGGAAAATAATGAGCAACTATTACAGCGCAGTCACCTCAAGTCTTTATGTTTACAGCCCGCTCACCAACGGTTTTTATCCGCGTGAGTTGCGGGACGTGTACGACGATGCCGGAAGCTGGCCGGAGGATGGCATTGCGGTCAGTGATGTGGTTTACCGTGAATACCAAACCCTCCCGCCGCCGGAGGGGAAAATGCGGGTTGCGGGCACGGACGGTCTGCCCGCCTGGGGGGATATTCCGCCGCCGACGGTTGAAGAACGCAAGGCCGAAGCCGTCACGGCCTTGTCCTCGCTGATGGCAAAAGCAAACGCCGCCATTACGCCTTTGCAGGATGCCGTCGATATTGACGATGCCACGGAAGCGGAACGGGCAAGCCTGACCGCCTGGAAAAAATACCGTGTCGCCCTTAACCGGCTGGATTTGTCTGCCGCACCGGATATTACCTGGCCTGAAATTCCCGCTTAATTCATGTAATTCATGCCCCGAAAGGGGCTTTTTTGTATCGAGCACAGTCATATCTGACTGTTCTGGCCAGCGCCTGGTAACACAGTCAAATCCGACTGTGCTGCAGCCACGTTGTGCCATTGTTCAAACATCC